GCTGGGAAGATTGGAGTGGCAAAACCCGCAAAACAAAAAGCAAATAAATCGGCGGTAAAAACACCTTTACAAAAAAGCAAAAATAAAAGGCAACGAGTTGATCTTATGAGTCAAGATCGCATGGGCAGCATACCACTTGGAACAATAGGAAAGACAAAAAAAGAACGTGAAATTGCAAGAATTGACATGCCCGCTGAAAAATGGAAAAATTATGTTGCAGGGCGCAAGGCTCAAGAAAAAATCATCAGCAATCGCAAAAGAACCGAGCTTGCGCAAAAACCTAAATTCAGGCCCGGAAAGCTGATGAATGCTAATGCATTTCCTGTAAGTGCAATATCAAAACCCAAAAAAATAAAACATGGATACGGTACAGATAAAAAAGCAAATATTCAAAATGCAATCAAACAAGCGCAAAAATCAATGCCTGATTTGCCGATTGAAACGAAAAGCCGAAGCAGATCTGGCAATATTGCGTCTGTGTCAATGAATTTGCAAACCGGCGCCAGAAGGATGACCATAAATACAGCTCATCCATTTTGGAAAAATCCAGCAAAAGATCAGTTGGATAGCCGCAGACAAGGACTTTTTGCAAGTGCCAATCCCAAATCAATTATTGGGCATGAAATTGGTCATGCAAAGCACAGAACGTTGGGAAAACAGCAATATTTTGACGCTAATTCACTTAAAATGGCTAGACGAGTTAGCAAATATGCCACAACAAATGTCAATGAATTTGTTGCAGAAGTTAAAGGTGCAAGATCAGTTGGCAAACGCCTTGACTATCAGGTAATGCGTGCTTATCGCGCTGCTGCTGGGCTACCAGCTAAACCCAAACCAAAGTTCCGTCCAACTAAGCCCAAGCAGCCCAAAAAGAAGTAGGCTGACCACGCCCAACTCCAATCCAATGGAAGCCTTCCTAGACGCGCTGGACGACCTGATCGTTGACAGTGCCGAAGAACTGACTGCTATCGAACTGCTTGGCGCGTTGCAGCTCACGCAACAGCGCATCGCCTTGGACATCCTGACCGTGGGCGAAGAAGACGAAGAGGCAGCAGCATGACCCGCCCCATCGTTACCGCCGTCGGTCGTGCGCTTAAGCCCAAGGGTGACGAGCCACGCAAACACCAAGTGATCAAGGTCGATTCAACCGGCCAGGCACGAATTACAATCGACCGCGTTCTCCCGCAGTAGATTGTAAGAAAGTAGCGGCGCTGCATCGTGTATTCCGGCTTCAACCCATACAACATGCAGCTGACCCGCAAAGTTGCGGCAGTCAACGACCCCAACAGCGCTTGGGCGAACATGGAGGCCCACTGGATCTTGATCGAGGATCTGATGGGCGGCACCTACGAGATGCGCCGCAAGCATCGCCGCTACCTGCCGCAGGAACCACGCGAGGAAGACGAGTCATACGACAACCGCCTTGCACGCAGCGTTTGCCCGCCGTACTACCAGCGCCTGGAGCGGATGTTGGCTGGCATGTTGACCCGCAAGCCGGTACGCCTTGAAGAGGTGTCCGACGTGGTGCGTGAGCAACTGTTTGACGTAGACCTACAAGGCAACGACCTCAACATTTGGACCTATGAACTTGGACGCAAAATGGTTCGCTATGGCCACGCTGGCGTCCTTGTGGATGCTCCTGCTGCTGGTGAAAATGGACGACCATACTGGGTGACCTACACGCCACGGGACATCCTCGGCTGGCGTACTGAGATGAGTGAAGGTGCCCAGAAGCTGACCCAGTTGCGGCTGATGGAACGGATTGTGGTGGCCGATGGTCTGTACGGCGAGAAGCAAGTGGAACAGATCCGGGTGTTGACGCCTGGTGCGTTTGAACTACACCAACGCAACGAAAAGGCAAGCTGGGAGATCGTTGATGAAGGCACCACCAGCCTTAGCGAGATCCCGTTCAGCGTTGCCTATGCCAACCGCGTCGGCATGTTTGAATCACGCCCGCCGATGGAAGACATTGCCGAATTGAACCTCAAGACGTACCAGATCCAGTCCGACCTGGACAACATGCTGCATATCAGCGGCGTTCCGATGCTGGCGTTCTACGGCTTCCCCACATCCGCCGAAGAAGTCAGCGCTGGACCCGGTGAAGCGATCGCGTTCCCTGCTGATGGCCGCGCCGAGTACATCGAACCGGCTGGCAAGTCTTACGACTCGCAGTTCAAGCGGCTGGAGCAACTGGCTGGTCAGATCAACGAGTTGGGTTTGTCCGCTGTCTTAGGCCAGAAGCTATCGGCTGAAACTGCCGAGGCCAAGCGCATCGACCGCAGCCAAGGTGACAGCACCATGATGGTGATCGCCCAGCAGGTGCAGGACACGATTGATAACTGCCTGCGGTTCCATGCCGAGTATTTGAACATCACCCAAGTGGGCAACAGCATCGTGAACCGCGACTTTGTTGGCGCACGTCTTGAGCCAGCCGATCAGCTTGCCTTACTTCAGACTTACACCGCTGGTGTGATTAGCCAAAAGACGCTGCTGGAGCAACTGGCTAACGGCGACGTGCTTGGTGATGACTTCGAGGTTGAAGAGGAACTGATGGCCACGCAAAACGGCGGGTTGATCGAGATGGCTGGCGGTCAGCAGCAGCAGGTTGAGGACAGCATCCCTGAGGACATCAGCACTAACGATTCATGACCTACAGCGGCGGCGTCACCCAGCGGCTGCTTGACATTGATCAGTTCAAGCGGCGGATCAACCGCAACGATCCTGTTGCGAACATTTACCGCAATGCGATTGACCTAAACCGCTACAGCAACGCGGTGGCTAATCAGGTTGTGAGGGCCTACAACGACGTGATCCTTAGCGCAGTGGATGACCTGCGCCGTATTGACATGGGCGTAGCTACAGCAGGTGGTGGCATCGTGTCCCCTGCCAGCTACCAAGCACAGCGCCTGCGGGTGATCTTGGCCCAACTGCGGGAATCACTGGACACCTGGGCAGGTACCAGCACGGCATTGGTATCGGGTGAACTGCAAGGCTTAGCCGAACTGCAAACCCAGATCATCACCGATCAGATGCGGCTTGCCATCCGTGGTGGCGTGGCTGATGCGCGTGAGCTGTTGCCATCCCAGATAGATGCATTGGAGATGGTGCGCACGGTGCAGGTAGCGCCAAACTTTGCGGCCACCGTGGTCAGCGTTGACCCAACGGCAATCAATTTCACACTGCCTGGGACTGGTGCCTTCAATCTCACCGCTGGTCAAGGTGCAGCTATCACGTTGCCCAATGGGCAGATCGTTGAGAAGGCATTTCGTGGTCTCGCTGAGTCTCAAGCGCAAATGTTCAACACAGTGGTGCGTAATGGCGTCCTAACCGGCGAACCTACGCCACAGATCGCACAACGGCTGGTCGGCAACCTTGATTTTGGGCAGCAGGCCATGTCAGTCCGGCAACGTGCTCTGGCTGGTGGTGAGGTGACCAAGATGGCAAACAACCAGGTGCTAACCATCGTGCGGACCAGTGTGCAGGACGTAAGTAACCAAGCCAGTCAGCAGGTTTACCGCGCCAATCCAGACATCACCGGCAAGTACAGGTACGTCGCCACGCTTGACGGTCGCACTTCGGCCATCTGCCGATCACTTGACGGCCGGGAGTTCAAGTACGGCGATGGCCCGACACCACCTGTCCACTTCAACTGCCGCAGCACCACCATCCCGATCATCGACTACCAGGCACTTGGTATCCCACCGCCGGATTGGGGAACTGGTCCCAGCAGGCGTGCATCAGCAGATGGCCCGGTTTCTGGCAACCTGAACTACGGCGAGTGGCTTAAGCAACAACCAAAGGCATATCAGGCCGAAGTCCTGGGTTCAACCCGTGCCGCCTACTTTAATAAGATTGCCGAGAAGGTTGGCCCGCGTGATGCCTTGGCACGCATGGTGCGTGAAGACGGCAGCGAAGTAACGTTGAAGCAGTTACAGCAACGATATGGAGAACCCTAAGATCCGTTACTACCTTGACGGTCGCGTTCATTCCGACTGGGTTGAGGTTGCAGTTGGCGATGGTGTTGTAGTCGCACGGCTACAGAAGGTAGAAGACGGCACTATCCAGTGGGTTGATCAGTCCGGCCTACCATTAGGCCAGACGGAACGTATTACCCATGCCCAGGAAGATGGCCAAAGCGGACAAGAAAGTGGCGAAGGTGATGCGGGAGTACAAGCAGGGCACCCTGCAAAGCGGCAAACCGGGTCCAGGAAAAGGTCCGCAGGTAAAAAGCCGTAAGCAGGCGATTGCCATCGCGCTAAGCGAAGCAGGTAAGGCCAAGAAGCCCGCCAAGAAAAAGGGGATGAAGTGATGCCTAAGAAACCTGGTCTTTACGCCAACATCAACGCCAAGCGCAAGCGGATCGAAGCTGGCAGCGATGAGCGCATGGCTCGTCGTGGTGAAGAAGGTCGCCCCAGTGCAGCGGCATTCAAGGCAGCCGCCAAGACTGCCAAGCCACGGAAGCCAAAAAAGAAAAAGTGATCACCTATCGCGGCGAGCAATTTGACGGGTACAACCAACCCAAGCGGACGCCTAAGCATCCGAACAAGTCCCATGCCGTACTGGCAAAGGATGGTGAAACCGTCAAGTTGATCCGCTTCGGCCAGCAAGGTGTCAGTGGCAGCCCACCACGCAAGACCGAATCAGACGCTGACAAGGCACGACGCGACGCTTTCAAGGCACGCCACGCAAAGAACATCGCTAAGGGCAAGTTGTCAGCTGCATTTTGGGCAAACAAGGTCAAGTGGTGATCTCCTGCCGTTTGATCCATTCCTTCAGCGCCACCACATAGCCACGCAACAAGCTTGCTTGCCCTAGGTGCCACGCGTCACCCGTGGCTAGATACAGCCGGACATGGTTGTCCACGCCATGAAGCGCTTCCTTGATTACCGGGTTCCAAGGCTCCCGAATCGGTGTGTTCCACTCGCGCTTGGCCACGACTGCAAAGCTGTCATACACTGAACGTGAACACCCTACGGGCATTTCATGACTGACGATGTGATCCAGGAACCTACGGTGACTGGTGGCGACGATACAGATGCACTCAAACGCAGTATTGAGGCACTGGAACGCAAAAATTATGAGCTGATCGCCAAGCTCAAGGAAAACAAAGCCAAGGCACCTGCTATCCCTGATGGCATCAATGTTGATGAGTTGATCGAGTTCAAACGCAACTACGAGCAACAGCAACTTGAACAGCAAGGCAAGTACGGTGAAGCACGGCAGGCATTGGAGCAGCAGTTCCGTGCAGCTACATCCGAAAAGGATCAACGCATCAGTGAACTAGAAACCCGCGTCCGCGAGTTGGAACTGATGACGCCTGCCATGACTGCATTGGCTGAGATCGTCCACGATCCTGACTATGTGCTCAAGAGCAAATTAACCAGCGATCAAATCGAACGCGAACCTGATGGCACAGTCGTTGTGGTCGATGGTTACCAGCGCACTCCTGTTGCTGAATGGGCCAAGTCACTGCCCACCTGGATGCAAAAAGCACCCAAGCCACAGGGCAGTGGCGCACCAGCCGGTCGCAGTAGCGGTGCCGACATGACTGGCATGAAGAATCCATTCACGCCAGAAAACTTCAACCTGACCGAACAATCACGGCTATACAAAACCGACCGTGATATGTACGATCGATTGAAGGCAGCAGCCAACCGCTAAGCTGTACGCATTAGCAGCAAGGTTACGCCGAGCCGCTGGGTTACGCCCACCACGCAAACAACACTCTTTGGAGAAACACCGTGGCGACACTTCGCTCCGATGTCATCATCCCCGAGATTTTTACTCCCTATGTGATTGAGCAATCGACCCAGCGGAACCAGTTTCTGGCTTCGGGTGTTGCTCAACCGATGGCTGAGTTGAATGCTACGGAAGGTGGTGATTTCGTCAACGTTCCATTCTGGAAAGCCAACCTGTCTGGCGATCTGGAAGTTCTTACCGACAGCACCTCGCTTACACCTGGCAAAATCACTGCTGACAAGCAAGTTGGCGTGATCCTGCACCGTGGTCGTGCCTTTGAGGCTCGTGACCTGGCTGCTCTTGCCGCCGGTTCTGACCCCATGGCCGCCATCGGCGCCAAAGTCGGCGAGTACGTTGCCAACCAGCAGCAGGCTGACCTGTACAAGTGTCTGGAAGGTGTGTTCGGTGCCTTGACCGGTTCTGATTCACCTGCTTTTGACGCACTGCGCTTTGACACCAGCGGCATGACCGCACTGGGTCCTAAGCAGGTTGCCCAAGCACGCGCCAAACTCGGCGATCAAGGCGACAAGCTTTCCGCTGTGGCCATGCACTCGGCTTGCTACTACGACCTCGTGGAGCGCAAGGCGATTGATTATGTGACCAACACGGAAGCCCGCCTGAGCACCGCTGCTACCGGCGCCAGCACCATTAACGCCATCGGCGGTTCTATTGCTGGTTCCTTCAGCAACGAGTACAGCGTCCCCACCTACATGGGTCTGCGTGTGATCGTCTCCGACGACATCACCAACTCTGGTGGTAACTACGCTTGCTACTTCTTCACCAACGGCGCCATCGCCACTGGTGAGCAAGCTGCAATGCGCACCGAAACCGACCGGGACATCCTGGCCAAATCGGACGCCATGTCACTTGACATGCACTACCTGTACCACCCTGTTGGCGCTAAGTGGGCGGTGACTACCACCAACCCAACTCGCGCTCAACTGGCAACGGTGGGTAACTGGTCGAAGGTGTACGAAACCAAGAACATTGGTATCGTGCGTGCGACCATCACCTCCAACTTCGATTGATAGGAGGAACTAACCATGGCTTCCATTTTTGAGCTGGAGAATCCCGCCTTCGGGAACACCTACCGCAAGACCACTGTTACCGCTCTGTCCGCTTCTGGCGCTCAGACCGCTACCGCAGCCCAACTGCTTGGCGGCGTTTTTACTTGTACTGCTACCGCTGCATTTGCTTTGACGACCGCCACTGGCGCTCTGATCTGCACAGCTTTGGGTGCCGTCAATCAAAACGTTGTTGGTATCAGCTTTGAGTTCAGCATCGTCAACAACGGAACCTCCACATTCCACATCACCCTGACTGCTGCCGCCACTGGCGTCACCATTTCTGGCGATGCGATCGTGGAAGCTGGTACTTCCAGCACCTTCCGTGCCCTCGTTACGGCTGCTGACACCCTTGTGATCTACAAGATCTGATGGGGTTGTTCGCTTTCCGGCGACTGCGTGAACAGGAGGCTGCCTCTAACGAGGTGGCCTCTTTTCCCGTTGAAGAGCCAGCTACTGTGGAAGTAGCACCCGAAGAAATTACCGAGCCGGTTAATGGCAATTGCGATCGTGGCCACCGTAGGCGCAGCCAACGCAAACTCATACCTGACGCTGGCTGACGCGCAAGACATTGTTGATGGTCTGGTACTTGATGCGGATGTGACCGCATGGGGCACCGCGACCACTGACGCCAAGAACCGCGCTCTATACACCGCTGCTCAGAGGTTGGACCGTGAACGCTTTCTTGGTGCTCGCGCTACTGACACCCAGTCAATGCAATGGCCTAGAACTGGAGTTCGGAAGCCTGATACCTATATCAATACCTACGCAACCGGCTTCCCGTTTCGTATTACCACGGACTATTTCACTGACGGTGAGATCCCACCGCAAATCAAACAAGCCCAAGTGGTGCTGGCCGTCTTCCTCAACAACAACACTGATAGCCTCGGTTTGAGTGGTCTTGAGGACTACAACAGCGTTAGCATCGGCCCCATCAGCGTCAGCGTGAACACCAGCAGTCCACAGGCTGGTGCGGATAAGGTGCCACCGATGATGGAACGGTATCTGACTGGGCTTAGAATCAGTGGACCAGGCAACATTGCAATTCGCCGGAGCTGATCATGTCTGATTACGCAATTGGTTTTGAGTACATCAGCGACACGGCTGCTCATACGGGTCGCTTTGAGGAACTGGTGGCATTTGAAGATTCTGTGATCGCAAGTGCCGTGATCTTGAATCAAAGCGGCAACACCTTCACCAGCGTGCCTCTCAAGGCTGGTCAGTCTGTTGAAGCGGTGTTTACCAGTGTCACGCTGGCATCCGGCAAAATCGCCGCTTACAAAATTTGATCATGAGTGATTCCAACGTACTAGGGATTGATTACGCCAAAGGGGCAACCTTTATTGGCAACACCGATGTACACACGGGACGCTGGTGCGCCATTCACTTCACTAGCAATGCCATAGTTGACGGAATCACGGCACAGAATTACGACGGCAGCACACTTGCCGGGCAATCTTTTGATGCAGCCACAACGCTTTACGGCGTGTTTACCAGCATTGAATTACAAAACGGCCACTGCGTCGCCTACAAACTCTGATGGCACTAGCTTCCTCGCTACAGAAGACCGCCTCCAAGCTGATGGGCAAGTTTGGTGGTGCGTTGACCTATAGGCGGGTCACCAGCGGCACCTACAACGCCTCCACAGGCGCGGTAACGGAGACGGCGACCGATTACGCCTTGCTTGGAGTGTTACAAGATGTGAACGCCCGTGAGGTTAACGAGCTAGTCCAAGCTGGTGATAAGCGGTTGTTCATCGCGGCAACTGACTTGGCCGTAACGCCCAGCACCGCCGACCGCGTGATCATCAGCACCGTGTCGCATCAGATCATCACCGTGCAGACCATCGAGCAAGACAACCAGGCAATCACCTACGAACTGGTCCTGCGAGCCTGATCATGGCAAGACGCATCAACATCGGCGAGATCGGCAACTTCTGCGAAGGCCAGATGAACCAGTTGTTGCGTGTGGTGGTGCTTGAAACGGATCAGCAGGTCAAGTCACAAAGCCCAGTAGATACTGGCCGCTTTCGTGCTAGTTGGGTCATTGGTGAAAATGCCACAGGCAATTACGATGCCGGTCCACAGCAAGTTGCTACGGGAGCCTACGTCGGTCAGACAAGACCACCAAAGAATCCAGAACCACCACTACCAGCGGGCATCAACTACACACCAGGCAACGAACGCATCGGCAACACGTACTCCATTCATAACTCCTTGCCATACGCTGAGCGCTTGGCCTATCAAAACTGGTCGACGCAAGCAGCGGCAGGATGGGTGGACATCATTGCCCGGCAGATGACCAATCGCGTTAGGCAATTGGCAGACAACATCGGGAGGCAAGGCTAATGGCTGCACTAGATCTCAACGCAATCCGCGCCATCGTGGAAGGCAGACTCGCCACCGAACTAGCCATAGTGCCAGTCATACCAGTGGTGTTCCATAACGTGGCCTACACGCCCACGCCGGGCAGCACATGGGTGCAATGCACCGTCAGCTTTGGCAACAACAACTACCTCACCATGGGTAGCACGGCTGGTGCCAGCAACAGCGTCATCGGTGTTGTCGTTGTAAACATCTTCTCCGCCAAAGGTGTTGGCCCCGGCGCCAACTTCACCGTCGGCAAAAGAGTACGGGACCTTTACAATAGAATTGTCGTATCCGGGGTTCGCTTTGATCCCCCAACAGGCCCAGAGGTG